AAGTGAGTATCTACATATACGATTTTTTAGAATTTTATAATTTTGGTAAAATAAAATAGCCAAGAAAAGCAATCGTATAAATTGCAATTCTTAGCCATTTATATATCTAAATTTGAAGTAATAATAAGGGTGTAGCATATCACCATTTCAATCGTGCCACTATTTTTCAAGCGTGCTAATACACGTATTGACATATTATTTTGTTCAAATTGATACCTATTTAATAACTTAAAATATTCATTAACATATTTTTACATTGTAAGTTTTTAAATCTGAAACACCCCATTTCAAAATATTGTTTCATTAACGATAATAATCTATCATTATTTTTTAACATAACATAGTTTATTTCGTGGTCATCAGTAGTCGCTGTTATTTTATATGGGTATGTTTCATCTATTTTATTATCACAATAAATCAAACCTTGTTCTGCATACTCACGTATTGCGTATTGTTTACCCATATATTTTATTGTGACAATGTATGTATTTTTACCTTGTGGTTTTTCAATAAAACATTTATTATCATTAAGATACACACCCTGCGAGGCATATACCGTATAATCATTTTTTGCAAATGCTTTATTAAAAGCACTATGTGATTGTGCTAGTTTAGCATTTTCATTAAAGTTTTGCTCTAACACCCAACCATTACCACGTAAGAATTTTGTGTTATTTCTAAGCCTATCTGTTATCCCCAATTCACAAAAGTAAGGATTCAACAGAGTAACGTTATTACTTAACATATATACAGGTAAATATTTTGATTGTTCACCATCACCCCTTGCAAGTGAGGTATGAATAGATATAAATTTTTTTATTTCATCTGCACAATATCTACCTGTTTCACTTTGAAACTCATCAAATAACATATGCGACACATCAGACATCATTTGTGAATGTTTTTTAATACCGTCTGCATTATTTAGAGAAACAGCGTAACCACACTTTATATCATTTAAGTATAGATCAGAGTACACACCATTTCCACGTTTACGCGCCGAGAATGTTTGACCTTGATAGAAAAGTCTTTCTATCCCGTTAAAAAATTTATCCGCCACGTCGTCTAATTCATAATTATATCTGTAAATTAAACAAAATTTTTCACCTTTATTTTTAAACTTCTCTATAACATATTTATTAAAAAAAGTTGTCTTTCCTCCCGTACGGTTACCTGTAACGATGTATATTTCAGGTTTGTTACCGTCTAGGTCTTGCATATTAAGCAATTTGTTTCCATTATAGTACATTTCATTATTTATATTCATACCTTATTTTAACACATTTTTCATCTTTTTGCAATAGGTATATTGACTTTTTTACTAATTTTTGATAAAATTATAGGTAGAAAGGGGGTATTGAAAATGGCAATAGATATTATAACTAAGCTATATATACCAATGATAATTGTGCCGTGTTTAGTTGTTGGATACATACTAAAAAAGTGGATTAAGGATGTTGACAATAAATGGATTCCTACAATTCTAACATTTCTAGGATTAGCATTAGGTGTTTTATATCTTGGAACAACAATTGAGAATGCTATCAAAGGGATGGTATCAGGTCTGGCGTCTATTGGTTTTTACGAGTTCTTTCGAAATATCATAGAAAGAAAAGGTGAAAAGTAGTATGCATGCAGTTGATATAGTGGTAAGTGTTATTGGTGTAATTATAGCATTGGTCACAGCAATTTTTAAAATGGTGAAAGAAATAATAAAACTTAATACATCAATAACATTATTAAATGCAACATTAAAAACAACAGCGTTAGAACTTAAAGAAATTAAAGAGCTAGTGTATGAACACGAAAAAGATATTGTAGAGTTAAAAAGTAGGTGAAAAATTGAAAATAAACATACATGCAGGACACAACAGAATTGTTCCTGGTGCAAGTAAATATCTTGATGAGGTCAAGGAAGATAGAATCGTAACACAAAAGTTAGTTGATATATTATCTGCTGATGGTTATACTGTTTATAACACAACAGATAATAAGGGGAGAACACAGAACGAAAACTTAAAAAATATAGTTAGAAATTGCAACTTACACAATGTTAATCTTGATATATCAATACACCTAAACAGTGGTGGTGGCACAGGTGTTGAAGTTTATCAGTACAACAATAACACTGATAGAATATCATATAAAATATGTGAAAAAATATCATCAAGATTAGGAATACGTAACAGAGGTGTAAAGAACGGTTCACATCTATATGTGTTGAAATACACAAAAGCACCAGCAATTTTGATAGAGTGTTGCTTTGTTGATAATGAGATTGACTATAACGAGTGGGGCGGAACCATTTGTGCTGAAGCAATAGCTGACGCCATAAAATCTGTTTATCCTTTAGATGATAGCAATCTAGATTATAACAAAATCGCAAGGCAAGTTATAGAGGGGTATTACGGGAATGGTCGACGAAGACGTGAAACTCTTAAACGTATGGGATATGACCCAAACAAGGTGCAAAGAATTGTAAATGAAATGTTGAGATAAGATATGAGTTTTACACCGAGATTATCAAAAGCTGGAATGTGGGGTAGTAAGTATTGGCACAGTAACGAAAATCCGTTGACACGTGCAGGATACGGTTTACCAAATTGCACATGTTACTGCTGGGGTAGGTGGTGGGAGATATCAGGGGTAAAACCCCATCTACCAACCAGTAATGCTGGTAAGTGGTATAATTCTACAAGTTATAGCAAAGGTTCAACACCACAACTGGGGGCAGTTATTTGTTTTTCATCTGGCAAAGGTGGTGTTGGACATGTAGCAATTGTAGAAAAAATACTTCCAAACGGTGACATTGTAACAAGTAATTCAGGGTATAGTAGACCATCAAGTTATAACAATAAATTGTATTTCTGGACTGAAGTACTTAAAAAGTCCAATGGTTATTTACAAGGTTGGGAGAAAAAATACGGCTATCGTGTTCAAGGTTTTATATACAATCCTGAACAACCTAAACCACCATCACCTGATGACCCACCCACACCAGACCCTGAAAACCCAGGAACACCAGAAAAAAATAAAAAACACAGTTATAAAGTATGGTTATTTCATAAATTATAGAAAGGAGTAATATATGGCAATAAAGAAAAGCGATGAACTTTTAAAGAATTTTTCTGATATTGTAGGTGAAAACAACGAGGATAATGTTATTTCATTTATTGAAGACCTAACAGACACTTTAAACAATATTGATACAGAAAATTGGAAAGAAAAGTTTGAAACAAACGACGCTGAATGGAGAAAAAAATATCGTGAAAGATTCTTAGATGTCAAAGCTGAACCAGACCCCGAACTAGACCCCGAACTAGACCCCGAACCGGGTATACAACCAAAAGACTTTGAAGATTTATTTGAGGAAGTAGGAAAGGAGAATAAATAATGCCAAGAAAAATAGCAAATAACAGACTTAACGCAACCACATATGATATAGTAAATATCATAAGACAAAACGCCTCACCAGAATATCAGGATAAAGTGCCTAAGGCAACAGACATAAAATCATTGCAAAAAGTAGGTGAAGTAATTGTTGGAAATGCAGGCTTTTCTAACCAATTCTTAAATCAGTTAATGAATAGGATTGCACTTGTTAGAATGAATAGTGCGATTTTTAACAATACATTCAAACCACTTAAAAAAGGCTATCTTGAATTTGGGGAAACAGTGGAAGAGATTTTTATAAATCTGGCTAAAGTTAGACATTTTGATACAGAAAAAGGAGTTGAGCGTGAACTAAGGAGAACAGTGCCTGACGTTAGAACAGCTTTCCATAAGATGAACTTCAAGGTTCAATATCCAATCACAATTGAAGATATGGAACTTAGACGTGCATTTTTATCGGTAAATGGGGTACAGGATTTAATCACTAAATTGATTGATGTTGTCTACACATCAGCTGAATATGATGAATATTTAATGTTTAAATATTTAATTATAAAAGCAACAGTTAAGGGTGCCATCAGAGAAATAAAAGTTAATAATGACCTTAAAAAAATAGCTTCAACATTCAGAGGGTATTCAAATAAACTTCAATTCGTGTCGAGTGAGTATAATTCAATGGGGGTACCAACAGCTACACCAAAAGAAAAACAGTATATATTTATGAGTGCGGAGTTTAATGCAGAGTTTGACGTTGAAGTGTTAGCGTCTGCTTTCAATATGGATAAAGCGGACTTTATGGGTTCACTTATTCTTATAGATGACTTTAACACATTTGATAGCAAAAGATTTTCAGAACTTAAGGAACACACAGACATGATTGAAGACGTGGGAAGTGATGAATTATTGTTGATGAAAGACGTTAAAGCTATACTGGTAGATGAAGAGTTTTTCCAAGTTTACGACAATTTATCAATAATGACTGACACATATGTAGCCTCTGGTATGTACTGGAACTATTTTTACAATACATGGAAGACAATCTCATATTCCCCGTATTCAAATGCAATTGCTTTCACAACCAGAAAAATTTCGGAAATTGAAAATCTTAAATACAAAGTTTTTCAAGTTGAAAATGACAATAATATTATATTAACATTTATCCCACAAAACAACGATTTACCTGATAGAGAAATACACATCCAATCTAAGTGGGCAACATTGAACGGTATAGCTGTACAACCATACGGTGTTTACATTGTGCCTAAGGACAAGAAAAGTTTCTTAACAACAGCACCAGAATTTTATGTAAGCTTAGATGGTGTTATGTACAAGTCAACCGAAACAGACTTAACAAAGGTTGTAACATTTACAAAGGTATAATTTTATGTTTATTGAAGATAAAAAAAGTAGAGTATATTTACTAAAAAATTGTCCTTTAGATACAACATATGAACACACCATTCAATTTGATAGTAGAGAACAGCAGGCGGAGTATTTTTCTTCGCTTGCTAAGTATCGAGAGGTTGAAATGTCGTATGTAAGACATACAGAAAACAAGGTTTACGTGGAATTACTTGCTGATAATATATACGATTGTAATTATATCATGTTTCAAAATTCCAACTTTGGGAATAAATGGTTCTATTACTTTGTTACCAATGTTGAGTATGTAAACAATAATACATCAATGTTAACATTAGCATGCGATGTTATGCAAACATGGTATTTTGACTACGAACTTGGACAATGTTTTGTTGAAAGAGAACATTCAAAAACTGATAAAATAGGTGACAATATAGTAGATGAAAATCTGGATTGTGGTGATTATATAATAAAAGATTGGGAACGTTTCGATATGAGAGAACGTGTTAATGTTTTATGTGTTGCATGGCAAAACAACGAAATAATCAGAAAATTATTACCTGATTTAACAAAACCAGCAATATATTCTGATTTATATGGTGGTTGTGTATATTTATTTTTCGACAACACAGAGTCTGGTGCTGATAGATTATCGGGAATGATAAATAGTTTAGTTGAAGCAAATTTTAAAGACGCTATTATATCACTTTTTACAATGCCGAAAAAATTTGCTTCAACTAATAATTTAGGTGGAATACACCCCCTCAAACATTATCATTTTTCTATTCCTAAAAATCATGGTACCTTAGATGGTTATAAACCAAGAAACAACAAAATGTATATATTCCCTTATAATTACTTAGAGGTATCTAATAATAATGGTTCAATTGCACACTTAAGATATGAATTTTTCGAAAAAGGTGATTGTACCTTTGACGTTTACGGCAACATTTCTTGTTCTCCCGAGGTAATATCTATACCACAATACTACAAGAATAGATATCTTAATTATGATGAAAAAGTGAGTGTTTCAGGTTTTCCACAATTATCATACAGTGTTGACATGTATACAGCTTGGTTTGCACAGAGCATAGCTCCAAGCGTTATAGGAACAGCAGGAAATTCAGTTATACAAAGAATGGCAAACCCATTGAACAATGTTACCAACATCACAAATGTAGCAACAGACGTTGTGAACACAATGTCAACAGGTCTACAATATGCAATGAAACCACCACATAATACAGGGAATAATAATGGTAGTATTTTAGCAACAACTGATTTATTAGATATACATTATATACAAAAAACAATAACATATGATTATGCAAAGTCAATAGACAACTTTTTCACCATGTATGGTTACGCAACAAAAAAGCTAAAAAAACCAAACATAAAAGTTAGGAAGAATTTTACTTACACAAAAGTAAAAACTTGTGTAATAAAAGGCTCTGTTCCAGCTAATGACTTGAAAGCTATATCTTCAATTTATAAAAAAGGTATAACCTTTTGGTTATGGCCATCAAAAATAGGTGATTATTCAGTTGATAATTCACCGTTATAGAAAGGAAAAAAATGGGTAGAAAGAGAAGAACTCAATTAGATTCTGCTGTAATATCAACCGTTGCAACATATGACCAGTATGTACGGAGATTATCCGAACTTACTATGTCAATGTTTGAATGGACTGGTTTGCCTGATTCAATTGATAAAAGATTCTTAGAATGGGTACTAATGATGAATGGTCAAGCATTGTTCTTTTATGATGAGGAATTAGGGGAATTTTTAGCAATGCAAAATACGTCGCAAGGTTCATTTGATTATTATAATAATCCCACCAAACGCAGAGCGTATGCTGTTAATGGTTATAACAGAGAGCTTGATGATGTCAATTCGGTTTTAATATGGAATAATGAAATTAGAACAAACACAATTCTTGATATTCAAATGTATTCACAACGACTAACAAACATTGAAAAAGCAATTGACATAAATATCAACGGTCAAAAAACACCGTTAATAATAGTTTGTAAGGAAAATGAACGATTTTCATTAAATCAACTTTATGAGGATTACGAGGGTAACATCCCAATAATTTTTGCTAAGAAAAAATTTGATGAATTATTATCTTGTATTAGAACAGACGTTCCATATTTAGCCGATAGGTTACATTCAATAAAAACCGAAACATGGAATGAAGCCTTGACACACCTCGGTATTTCAAATGTTAATATTGCGAAAAAAGAAAGATTAATATCTGATGAAGTTAAACGTAATACAGGTGGAATAATAGCAAGTAGATATGGTAGACTTAACGCAAGACAAAAGGCTTGCAAGGAAATAAATAAAAAATATGGTTTAAATGTTTGGTGTGAGTTTAAGTCTGATAACGTAATCGAAACAATAGATGAAGAGGTGGTTGACGATGAGTAAATACACCACAGAGGTACGTTTCATATGTGAAAACTTTGCAGGACTTGAAAAATCTATATCATATATAAGAACACTTGAAGTGATTGAAAAAGCAAGACCAAAAATATTTAGTTTTAAATACCCTATTTTTGATGAAAAATATAGAGCTGTATTAGAAACAAAGATATTGAAACATTTCTATACAAGAGAAATAGGTTTTGAAACCGTGGGATTATGGATTTTAAAACTCGATACATTGATGAATGAAATAATGCCATATTACAATGAAATGTACAAGTCAACTCTTTATAAATTTAATCCTTTGTACAATGTAGATTTACACACTACACATGAACTCAAAAGAGATAAAAACTCAAATGAAAAGGGTAATATAAAAAATGGTGATATTCACAACATAAGTGATGATGTTGATACAGCGTATTCAGACACACCACAAGGTTCACTATCAGATGTAAAAAATCATAAATATTTAACAGAGTTTACAAATAATACGCAAGATTTTCATGAAACAAGAACCACGATATCACAATCGGATATTAACAATGTAGCAAAGTCGTTAGATCAGTACACAGAATATGTTTTTGGCAAAACAGCAGGAAAAAGTTTTGCACAAATGATTCTAGATTTTAGAAAATATATAATTAATGTTGATATTATGTTATTGAATGACTTAGATGAACTCTTTATGCAGATATATTAGAAAGGAGTAAATAATGGCTTATCATGGAACAAGATTAGACACTTTCCATTTCTTTTGTCAAAACGCCTTGCCGTTAGTATATGATGATAGCTTGTCATATTATGAGGTGTTATGCAAACTAGTAGACTACATAAATGAACTACTAAAGGATAATAGGGAAATGGAAAAGTTTCTTAAACAAACAAATATCAGGGTAGACGAATTAAATGAAAAAGTTAAAATTTTAAATGACATTCTTGAAAAAGTAAAAAATGGTGAGTATGTAAAAATTTATCTAGATATATTAAAAAAATATATTGATGAAAATTTACAAGAATTTGTTGCGAGAATTGTTAAGTTTATATTTTTTCAACTTGACGATTCAGGTAGATTTAATGCTATAATACCGTCTGCATGGGATTTTATAGAGTTTGAAACACCAATTGACCCAGAAGATGTTAATTATTTACATTTAATTTTAAAATATTAGAAAGGAAATAGAAATGGGAACAAAATACAATAAATATGTTGGAGCGAGATATGTTCCAATTTTTGATGGTGATTGGGATAAGAATAAGTCATATGAACCGCTTGTAATTGTAATGTGGAAAGGTAATTCATATACCAGCAAGACATATGTACCATCTAACGTTGAAATAGACGATAAGAAGTACTGGGCGAACACAGGGAATTATAACGCACAAGTGGAAGACTACAAGAACAATGTTAAGACATTTGATAACAGAATTGAAAAAAATAAAGATAAAATAAACGAAAATAGAAGTTTAATTGAACATCTAAACACAAATGTTGAAACATCTATAAACCAAATACAACAAGACATAATCAAAAACACAGACAATATTGATAAAAATAAAAAAGAAATTGAGAGAACCAATAAAGAAAATTTCGAGCGTGATGTTTGGCTATCTACCAAGGCTTCCAATAATCTATCAGATAAGAACTTCATCTTATTAGGTGATAGCTATAATGATGGCGAAGGTGGTATCATCGGTCGAGGTTGGGGGCACTATTTTGCTGAATTCAATAAGCTGAAAAAATATAAATCCATACAACAGCGATCTGGTGGTTATTTTGCAAAAGGTTCGCAAAATGCGGATTATCCAAATAAGAAATTCTGGGAGTGTATTGAAACATATGCAAATACATTAACAGACAATGAACGCCTTGATGTTGATTATATTCTTGTTGGTGGTGGTTACAACGACGCAAGAGATGACGTTTACGACGCTGACGGTATAATTGATGGTGTAACAAAATTCAAACAAAAATGTGATGAATATTTTCCTAACGCCAAAATATGGGAAATTCCTTTATTTAACGCTGGAAAAATTACACATTGGGAACGTATAAAAGGTTTTGACGCGGTGCTTTTTGCTTGTCAACAGAATGGGATTGCTTGCACTAAGAATTCTATCTCATGGCTTATGGGCAGAAGTAAATACATGGCGTCTGATGAAATACATCTTTCTGATGATGGTTATAGATTAGTAGCTAAGTATATGACTGCTGTTATAAACGGTTGGAACGGTGAATTTTCATTTTCAACAAACGCTGATTTGTCACTTGGGCGTGGCATATCAATTCCTGATAGATTATACTGTATGAGGGATGGTGATATGTGTGTATTGCAAGGTTCGGTTAAGAATGTACATTTGCTAGATGGTGACGTATTGTTTACAATTCCTCCAGAATGTCAACCAAAAAAAAGACTTACAATATCCGCCTACGGCACAGGTGGTGCACACATGGTTATATGTGATATAACAGATAAATGTGTGGTACGTGGTCACACAGCAACGGCTGAAATTGAAACAGAAATATGTTTCTGTCACACATGGAAAGTTGGATATTAAAAATGAGGGCTCTATGCCCTCTTTTTATAATCTTAATTCATATGTTGTATTATGTAATATTACGCCCCCCATTATCTTTTTCTGAATAAGTTTTGATGGCACTATCAACCCACTTTTAAAATCTTCAATTGTCCTATGTGTCTTCAAAAATTCAAGTTCTTCCTGATTATGTTCATCTATGTTTATGTCCCTTGTTATAGATTTTTTAAATAGCTCCTTGCATTTTTGAGGCATACCAGCACATTTGATATCTATATTTATTCCGTTATCTGTTTTTATTTCTTCAAGATATGTTTTCTGTCTTACGAATAAACCACGATCCCAAGTACTTTCATGACACCAGCAATTAAAATCAGTATCATGTAACTTTAAACCTTTCACACTATCACCCTCTAAGTGAATACTATCTGTGTCGCTATATATAAAATTGTCAAAATTCTTTTGTGCGTGTGAAATTGTAAAATATCTAGCATAACTTGTTATAGCTGAGCCAACAGGTATGTATCCAACTTTTTTATTAAATTGTGAAATATCAAAAAAACCCAATACTTTGTCATCTTTCATCTTTGCAACTTTGAATGATGAGTTATTACCAGTAGCCATTTTGCCATATAAATTATTTAAAAATAATTTAGCTAATTCTCTTACCGCCCCCGAACTAGAAACTTTTATTTCTTTATACTTATCAATATATTTATCAAAAATACCAATTAAACTATTAAAATAACACCCATCTATTATCTCTAATTCTGATAACTCGTAATGTTTTTTTAATAATTCAAAATCTACACATGTTAATGTTAATTCCATTCTGCTAGAAACGATATTACCATCTAAATCAGTGTAATATTGATAATACTTGCCATCATTTTTATTGAAAATATCAGAAGTTTCAAGATTTTCATTGAATTTATAAAGATATGAATTTTTCTTTTGAATGAACGGTAAATAACCAAGTTTGATATTAAACCTACATTTAATCCTTACAAAATAATAATGAAAATTTTTATCTAATTCGTTAGGAAAGTCCCCCACCCAGAAAGTAGGTTCACCAACAGGGTATTTATTACCGCTATCTGAGTGCATGACTGACGGGTATAGTGAATTAACATCATATGTGTTACCATTTTTTATTATTTTATTTTCTTTTCCTTTTTTTAAATAACACCAACCCCCGCGGTATGATTTTCTTATATATTCATCTACATTTTTACTATTGAAAATGTTTTCATCGATTTGAAAGTCTTCCAAATTTGGAAATAATCTATCAAATTTTTGATTGCCTAATATTCTTTTGTATTCACCAATACAGCAAGCACCAATGGTTAGCTTGGTATGCCCCTCATTGTACATTATTTCCATAGCTTCCTTAAGGACTAGAACATCATTCTCAATATATTTTCTTTCATCATCTGTTATATTGCAACCTGCATAACGCACACCCTCATATTCCATCGTCAATTTTTTATGTTTAGTCTTAAATGATTTACCTATTTTTTCAAGGCTAAATGGTAATAATTTTAAACTATCCTTTATTGTAATAGTTTTATTATTCTTTTTTATTATAATACTATACCATTGCCCCATATTTGATATGGAATATTTGAATGTTTTATTTTTCATGTTTGTGTTTGAATGAAACGTTGAATTGTCCAAATTTTCATCATCAATATCAATTGCCTGTTTGAATTTTAATGTATTTATTAAGTAATATAATATAAAATTACCATCAAATTTTAAATTATGAAAATAACAAGTAATATTTTGTTTTAATGAAAAAAAGTATTGAAACTGTTCATCTATACTATGAAAAATTTTAACTTCATCTGTGTATATTTCTGCACATCCACTTGCCCACACTTCCGTATACTGTTGACCTTTAAATACAGTAGTTTCAAAGTCGCAAACAAATATTTTTTCATTTTTTTTCATCTTGAATAACCATTTATAACATCCTGAATTTGTTCGTTGAATTCCATTCTTTCATCTTGTATTAACTTATGTTCATTTCCATATAAAAGCGTAATAAAACGTAAAAAATCAAATTCCAGATAATCTTGTTCGCTTTCATATAACATACGATACACGATTTTTGTTAATTCATCTTGATTTTCAATAGCATTTCTATATAGATTCTCTTCGCCTATTTCTTTTTTTATTTTTTCGTATGTGTTACGTAATAAATATGCTATCTCTAGTTTTTTATTTTTATAATCAATGTCGGCATTTATCATTGACCACCCACCAATATAATTGTCTAAAATATCTAAAATAAACTCATTTATTTTGTCCGATAACTTAGGTAAATTGTTTTTAAAAATATTTTCGTTTATTTTTATTTTATTTTTATTTTGTAATTCTTTCAATAAACTTTCGGAAGTATAATTTTTTAATTTATTCAAAAGATTTTTTCTTATGATCCCTTGATGTGTAAATAAATCCTTTTTCCTTTGTTTTGATAAAAATAAACCCACATTTTCAAGCTCACTAACTAATTTAGTAATTCTTTCAATCTCTTTTTGATATTGTTTTTGATTTTTTGTTAACCTCTTTTTTGACTTATTTTTTTTCATATTTTACCACCTTTCTAGAAAAAAAGGCGGTTAAATAACCGCCAAATATTTTTATTATACTAAGGAACAAGTAATAAAGAATTTTCCTTGATAATTTTTAGTTGGTTTTTTGTATATTTTCATCTTAAAGTCAAATATTTCTTCATCCTTTAATTCATCATAGAATTGTTTAAAGGATGAATAAAAGGATTGAGAACCAGTCACATATTTAACACCTGACTTATCCAATATAATATAATTGTTATAATCAACGTTGTCCTTGCTATATGGATTGTGTATTTCAACACAAACAACATTTTCAAAATCAATAATTATATTATCTTTTTCGGATAAAACGTGTTCTAAAGATAAGCAATCCGACACATCTTTAATTTTTATTTTTTCATATGCGTTAAGCTCTTTTTCAGTTGCGATTATGTTTACTCTGTAATTATCCATTTTCCCCCCCCTTTCTTATTTTACTATTTTAGCGTATTTAAAAAATGTTATGTCGTCCATTTCGTATGTTTCTTTCACAACATTTTGTGATAAAATCTCAATTATAACTAGATTGTTAGTATCTGCTATTTTATTTATTGCCTTTTCAATTTTTTTCTGATTTGTTTCCATTGTTGTAAATTCATCCTCAACAATCTTATTTTCCTTTTTATCAAATGCTTTGATAAATAATACTGTTTTTTTAATTGTTCTTTTCATTTTTATACCCCTTTTCTTTTGTTTAATTAGCTGTAATTTTTAAAAATATTGATTGAGTTATGAGTCATCAATATAACCACTTGTTAAACACGTAACCATTTTTTAAAAACTCCTTTCTTTAATTGAAAACATCGTATAATTCAAATGGTAAAATTTTGATGATGTTTATTTCACATAAATTATTGTGTTTATTAAACCACACATTACCATACCCAACAACGGTTGCTATTATGTATTTGTCTGTTATGCTTATTTCTGGAACTTCACCGTTATAGCAATCTATATCCATGTCGCTATCTATCCAGTCTGTGAAATATCTAGAGTCTAAACAATTGTTTATGTTTCTTACTGTTTCTTTTTTAATCGATAATTCACATGTGAACATGTAATCCTTAACTTCCCGCATTTTTATTCCCTCTTTTTCTTTAATTATAACATATTTTTTTATAGTTGTAAACCATAGATATTGTGGTTTGAAAAAAAACCATACACAATATATTATAAATAATCAAAAATTACTTTGTTTGATATATCAATAACTTTATCCCCTTTTTCAAGTGTTACTTCAACAACATTAACAAAATCAAGCGATACAAAAACTTTGGAGTATTCTCTTTTTAAAACTTCAAACGCTTCATGAATTGTGAAAAGTCTTTTATGTATAACTTTTTTGTATGGTTTAATTTTTTTTAAATATAAAGGTCTATAACCTACAAATTTATTTGTTCTTATTCGATAATAATTAAAGACTATTTTGTACATAATTGCTTCTCCTTGTCTACTTGTTTGTTAAAATATCTATCATTTGTGAATGTTCTTGTTTGAATTCATCGTAACTATTAAAAATATATAAATCATCATCAACAGTGGTGATGTTATAATATAGACATTTGCCGTTTTTGTCAAAATTAAAATAACCATAAACCGAAAAAGTTATAATTATTTTCTTGTTTTTTGTTAAGCACATTGATGTTACGTTTGTAGTGTTTGTTATATTGTTATGGAGATGTGTATTGTGTAATATCTTTTCAAGTATTTCATTGTAAGATATTGGATAGTCATAAACTAATGTGCAATTTGCGTATTGATAATGTTTTTTAATACCTTTATGTTCGCTTATGTTAACAACAAACCAACCATTTGTAGACCATGTAAATTCCTTAATTCTATTTTTCTCTTTTAGCAATATTAGTACTGAAAATAATATATACGATTTTTCATAATTAACATGTATTTTATCCGAATTATCAAATTTTTTAATTTCTATGTTTCCCTTTAAATAAACCCTAAGAGCTTTTAACAATTCTTTTTCTGATTTTATCATTTTAAATTTACCCCCTCTTTTATCTCATCCAACATACAAACCACGTCTAATAACTCTCCCATATCTCTATCATCAAATTTGTATTTTTTAACGTTTAACGGCTCTATTGTAAATTTTGTGTAAATTCTGTCTGGGTAATAAAATCTCTTTCCAAACTTCAATGCTATATGTGATTGTAATCCCACCTTTTTGAATTTACCCTGAATGAATTTATACCTATTCATTGTTATTTTGTATACAATTCCTAATCTAATTAAATATTCCATTTTATTTTTTACTTCTCTATCGATAGTTTTTGATATTACCATTTTTTTAACACCTTTCTATTTTTAAAAAAAATGCCAACCACCCACCCTCTTTTTAGTTATTTAATATTTGCTATTTTTTCAATAAGCTTGTTAAATTCGTCATTGTTAAATTTTTTACTCATCAAGATTGTAAAAAGTAAATTTTGCAAATTTTGTTTATCCTTTAAATTGTAATGATAGTGTTTGTTGATTGTTGTAGCGTGCTTCAAGTTGCCGTAACTATCTACATAGTAATTCCTTTTTCCAATTCTAATTGTAATCTCTTCTCTTTCTCCTATTTTCTTGTAAATTCTTCTCTTGTCTGACCATCTGCCACCACCAGAGCCGTGCCATTCATTTATCACGGAAGTGTAAATTTTCATGTCTTTTTCCAACATCTCAATGACTTTCTTAGTCTTGTTAAACGCTTTTTTGATTGCTCTATCTTTTGTATTCATTTTTTCTACACCTTTCTTCTTTTACTCTTTTAAGTTACTTATAGTATAGCACACCCAACGCAATTTTGTCAACAATTATTTTGTTAAAACTTGAATATTTTAATTGATTTTTTCTATCTTTAATTGTTGATATGATTCATGTTCTGTATATAACAAGAATTCATTACCTTTAATTCCTTGTGTTTCTATTGAACGATTCAAAAAGCATAAAGTTCTATCGCCATGTAGATTTATAATTTCATCTTCAACCTCTACTTCAACATAATAAATTTTTGCTAAATCTATGTTGTCTGTCCAACATTCATAATAATTTGAATTTACCTTATTTTTATGCGTCTTATTATATGATGATTTTATTCCTCTGAACAACTTCATT